AATGTAAGTTCCAGCATTAAACATAATGTTGCTGACAACTGCATAATTAGTGTTCGCCAGTGCATTGGTCATGTTGACCTGAAAGTCTCCTGTTCCTTCGTCAGTGATAGAGCTGACGTTAAAACTATCTCTGATAGCAACCGTGCCAGAGCCATTGAAGTTGACCCACGCTTTTGCCGCACCTGGCACCTCAAGGTTGCTTGAGCCGCCGCTGGTGTCTGTGATGTTGTTGACTTTAAGGGTGCTCATGGATCAATCTCCAAAAACGACTGCACAAATTGGCTTCATATCTTCGATTCCACTTGATCTCCTGGTAAACATCTTGAAATTAGATGTAGTGAAGCTTTCACAAGCACAGCCGAAGAAAGACGGTGGGTCACTTTCGTTTTCGTCAGAACCACTTACAGCTACGGCGTAATTTGCATTAGACATTGCAGTTGTAAAGTTCACGGTGTACCTGCCAGTGCCATTGTCACCAATCGAGCTGACATTAAAGTCGTCGTTTATAGCGATTGTGCCTTTACCGTTAAAGTTGACCCACGCTTTTGCTCTGCCCTGAGCGACTTGGCTAGGCGTCGAGCTGTTGTTGCCCGACGTGTCTTGGATGGTGGCGACCTTAAGTGTGCTCATGGCTCAGTTCTTCATAATTAGACAGAACGGCTGGTCAGAATCGGAACCGCCGTCATTACAAACACGAAGCAAGCATGATGTCGTGCTGTTTTCAATAATGCTGCAGAAAAAAGTATTGCCGCTCGAAACAAATTTAATCGTGGCCACAACCGCATAATTTGTGTTCGCCTGAGTGTTGGTCCAGGTTATGCGATACCTGCCTGTGGCAGTATCTGTCACCGACGAAACGTTAAAGCTGTCACTGATGGTGTTATTGGCTTGAACCATTGCCCAGCCGTTGATCAGCTGACCAGTCTCCGTTCCGGAGCTGTTCTTGAACACTGGGTCGCCACTCCCCGTGTTCTGCAGATTGGCTGCCTTGATCGTGCTCATGTCAGACCACCGTCCAGGTAGCGCCAGAACTTACCGTTACTGTAACCCCACTGGCAATACTTATTGGCCCCGCTGACATTGCGTTCAGAGATCCGCTCAAAGTAAAGTCTGTACTGACCGATTGATCGTTGGTGTAGAACACCTGATCCGTTCCACCGCCAGTCGCACCACCGCCAATCTGCGACCAAGCTGAACCGCTGTAACCCTCGTACCTGGATAACGTTGAGTTGTACCGGATCATCCCGTTGTTAGGGGTGCCCGGACGCTCAGCTGTTGTCCCGACTGGCAGGTCAAGCGTTCCAGTGCCCGACATCAGGATGTTGCCTGCAAACGTGGCAGTTCCTGTGAAGGACGGTGATGCCGCGAGGGCTAGGCCAAGGTTGGCCGTTCCAGAGCCTTGAAGCGCACCAGTGGCCCCGACTTGGATATATGCGTTATTAGCTCCGTCTCTGATCTTGAGAGTCGCTTGGCTTCCGGTTGTATCAACATGCCACTGGAACGGAAACGTGGTCGCCGGGGCACCGCTGTTGTCGTTGTTTCGCGCAATCGCAGACAGCGCACTATTCAGATCTTGCCTGAAGCTTTGGCCCGACTGGTTTGCTAGCGAATAGTCGTGAGTTGCCACAAGGCCCTAGCACAGTGCTTCCGACAGTTTACGACTTGCCAAAGCCTGTCGCCATGTAGTTGAAATTGCGATCAACAATCGTGCCACTGCTGTTTTTGAAAGTAACCGTAAAGCCTGTTCGAGAAATGCTGCTCAGCTCAAAGAAGTCCCCAGTTGCCATATTTTGAGGCGTAATGCCGATAGTGGGCAATGCGCTGTTCGCTCCACCAAGACTGCTTGTTCCTGTGAAAAACGCGTTAGTGAATGTCACTGCTTTGGCCGACGTTCCGCTCGCTATTGCCGAGGTGCTCTGTTCTGTTCGCTGCTGAAGCTGAGCCTTGTAGCCCAGCTCGTCCACAAGAATGTTTTGCGCCGAGTCGCTAGAGGTCAACACAGCCTTGAATTGAAACGCACGAGCCTTCAGCACACCATTCGCTAATGGCTGCCAAGCGCTGTAAGTCGGCGTGCCAGACGGATCGTCGTTAGTCTTCCGCACATAAAGCTCGGCATTTACCTGATCGACAACACCACCATCAATGTCCTCCCAGGTGTTGATTAAGGCTGTCCGGCTATCCCAAGTGTCAGATGGATAGATACCACGAGCAACCAACCGGCGCTCCAGGTCCAGGCTATAAACCGCTTCAAGGTCCAGAGTGCTGGCAAAGGCGTATTCACCAGTACCTGCAGTCAAGCCATCGCTGTCAAGGATCAAGGCGTCATAGGTTGAGTCGTAAGTGGTGTCAGTCTTGCTGCCGGTAAACGGCGTTGGCGTTATTTGGTCTTCACGTTGCGTTTTTACACCGAAGAAAGTTTGTGCAACTGGTTGATCAACAATGATGCTGGCTTCAGTTGCGCTTTTCCGAAGTCCATCGTCTTCAAATTTGACTAGATACTCTCCCTCCAGCAAAGGCACAGTTGCTTCAGTCGCACTGCCTGCAACAGCTGCAATCAAATCAGTGCTGTTAGTCCATGTAGCGCTGCCGTCAGTCAAATTACTATGCCGAATATGCACTTTACCGCTGACCTTTACGTCAAGATCAACGGTTTCGTCCCAACGCAGGCGTGCGCTGTTGTAATTCAAAGGTTCAAGCGTCAAGTTCTGAACATTGCCAGGAATTGCCGTCTTACCTGCAAGAGTAAAAATTTCACGCGTAACTGGCCCAGTCTTGCCGATAAAACTACGCGCTGTAACCTGTACTTCTAAAGATCCAGACTTCAATCCTTTTATTTGAGTGGATTGAGATTCAGTAATAATTCTTTCAAAATTATTATTGTCAAGGCGATAGCGAACAACAAAATCACTAACATTGGTTATTGGACTTGACCAGCTAAGGTCTACGCCAGCTCTAACTGTTCCGCCTTCTTCGTACAAAAACTCAGTCGCTGAAACGTTGCTAACAGAATCTGGCGATGCGGATATGTTGGTAATGTCGCGTTGAGTCAGGTTCAGATCCTGCTCAACTGCGTTGTAAATGCTCTCGTTGTATTTGAGAGCGGATACACCAAAAACTCCGTCACCGTTTTCAGCAACGCTAATCACGCGAAACTGTTGCGATTGGATGTCGGTAGTTTGAATTAGCCATGGAGCGTTAGCTGCTGGAGCTTGGCTGAAAGCAGTGCTGACATTAATCGCTGTACCGCTGATGCTATCGATGTCTCTTGTCTCAACCAAACCGTTAGGTAAAACGACTGAGATCGTTGGGCTGTTGCCCATATTGACTGACAACTCAGTGGTGCTATCAATCGTGATCTGGAGCGTCGTTGCTGATGAAACACGTCCATTCCTTCGCGTTCCACCCCGCAAGGGGTCGGCAATGTCTACAACCATGCCAGGTCTGACAACAATGCCTGAGTCAATGCCGATAGCAAAGTTGCACGTCTCATAAAGATCTTGCTCACTCAGCAGCGTCCACTTGCCCAGTCTGTTGGCTTGTCCCTGGGAATAACAACCGACCGCTTTGATGTCCTTGTTATTGACGCCGTACTTAGCAACAGCATCAGCGTCTTCGACGTACTCAAATGAAACCTCGCCAAGCTCGTCATAGCTTTGGTACGCAACAGTTGCGCAAGTGTGGCGGCTGCGAACTGACGATCCAGAATACGAAAACACGCCATCAACAACGTTGGCTGGGCCAAGCGTGTACTGAGCGTCAGAAGGCTTGTCCTGCAGCAAGACCAACGAACCAGCGCCGTAATAAGAGATGCCCCTGAAAATGCTGCTCATCTCTTGGATGACGTTGTAAACCTCTCTGCGTTGGTTAATCAGCAGGTTGCAGCTAAAACGTGGCTCCTGCCCACCATTGCCATCATCAACAAGGGTGTTGCAATACTGGCTGATCGCAAAAAAGTCATAGCGATCAAGTGAGGCTTCGGGAATTCCTGCCCCGTACCTGTCGTTGGTAAGCAAGTCCCACAGGCACCATGCTGGGTCGTTCGTCCAAACCGCTCCCCCCGACGCACCTGGATCGGTACTTAGTTCGCCATTCCATACGCCAGTGTATGTAATTCTTCCAGGTATCCCTCCCGTAATTGTCTCAGTAGAACCTGTTGAGACAACAAGTCTTTCAGTCGCACTTGTGTCAATTTTTGCATTAGTTGGAACACCTACTTTAATGCCACGAATTAGATATTTTCGCTGAGGGATGCCTTGAAACTGATTAGATCCAAGACGCAGGCCGATTAATGCACTGTTTGGATAAGCAAGCTTGGCATCAATAATTGACGTAAAGCTCTGCCAATTTGTTCTGTTGGACAGCTTTGTTGATGAGCTATCAACGCTGTCGCGAATAACTTTAATGTCTACAGGAAACGATCCAGTCAACGTCAGCAGGTAGTCCCGCTGGTACGAGCCGCTACTTTTACCTGAAATCGTGTCAGTTTTGACAGTATTGTAGCCGCCGCCGTTGTACTGAACTTGAATCTCAATAGCAACACTTGTTCCCACAATATCTCCATCGTCTTCAATCTGCTGCAGCGCTGGAATCTGTATTGTGACTCGAACACGATCAACATCGTCGTCTGTAATTTGCCTGACTACTGGCGCGGCGTTAGTAACCTCAACGCCAACTGATGTTTCAGACTCGATATTGCTAAAAACGCCGGGAATGTACGGCTGTCCTTGCGTTCCAGTGCGCGTAACAACTGTGTAATCGGCAAAATTGTACGAGCCGTCTGCTGCTTGCAACGGCGTGCC